TTACGGCACAGAGCAAGCAGATGGTCGGATGTACTATTACACTGACATTGCTGGCTCAAAACCTATTCATGATCCAAGGGTCGGCGCACACTTTGGAAGTCAGAGGCATACATTTAGTTCATTACAAAAACTAGAACAAGAGACTGCAACTCATGGTAAAGATGTTTATTCAGTTGATGGTAGAGAATGGTTAAGATTTTGTGGTACAGCTACAGAACAAAATGGTGCTAATGGTCATGTATTTAGAGTAGATACAGCAGGTGATTTTTTAGAAATTACTGGTTATTTTAACCAGTTTAATTTTTTGGAGCCGTTGTATCAATCTGGTAGTGCTAGAAATCGCTGGATTATGTCTGTTGATGGGACTGCTACTGTGACTGAATCTAGCAATCCTGTGAGTATAGATAATCCTTTAGGCAGTAGATACGTTGATAACGCTTCATTACGAAATTTTGCTACTGGTATTACTCAACCAAGGATTGTCACTATAAAGATGACTGAAAATTCTAATGATACGCAGAATTGGATGTCAGGTTGTGAACTAATCACCCAAGACTTGTCAGGTTCAGGTTCACCAAACCGATCAAAAATTCAGATCCCTAGTCAGAATGTGGTTAGTTATGGGAAGAAGTTTACTGTTTCTGGGACTCCGCACTACGACCCTTTTAATGGGTTCACCTCTGGTTCTTCTGTCTCTTCTTATGTAGATACTGCAACCAGTTTAGGATTAGATAAATGGTTGCATTCTAGTAATTACTATCGGCCTTACAATGGCATGAGAGTAATCAAGTGGGTGGACGAAAACGGCACTATAAAAACATCAGTTACTTGTATGCCACCTAATGCAAAAAGTATTGCTGATTCGTCATCACTTACTAATGGTACTGCAAAGGCAAATGCTTCAGCATCTAATGACACGTTTTACCCCACTTTTGAAGCACACACTACAGACGTAAACGAAGACAATCTGCATGAAGTAGCCAAGACTTTCTATGCTCGTGAGTTTGGAAACGGAAGTGCCAATGGTGGGACAGGGGCCACTTATGCAGATGCAAGTATGCTTAGTGGTAATGACGCAATTGCCTATGTTATGGATGATGGCTTAACTAGTTTTTCTTCTGATGATATAGAACGAAATGTTAGTCATCGATCTCTTACATTATGGAGTGGAGACGATTTTATATACATAACGTTTATTGGGACAGGGATAACAGTTTCTGGTGACGAATTTTTTGGAACAAGGACAATAGCACAGAACCTTCCTTATGGGACTCATATATTAAAAATTGTTAGAGATAGTAATGGTAAATCGGTTTACTCATTAGATGGAGTTTCTATATTTACTTCTTCTGAAACAAATTTCGGAGAGGTACTAGAAGTCACCTTCCACCAACCCAAAAAACCCCTAATCCCTGAAGATGCTGTAGTGTTATGCGACTATATGCTTATGGCTGATTTTGTTCCTCAAACAAGTGCGGGGCTAGACTATATATCAAAGGGCGTAAGGGCCTGTTCTGCTGGTAGGGATATGCTCTATAATCACCCATCTGGAACTCAACAAACGAATCCATTTTTGCCTGACCCAGCAAGCGCACGTTTTGGTGATTCGTATTGGGTTGGTAATAGTAATGGGCTTGTAGCCACTAGGGAATTAGTCTGTTTTGGTAATAGTTTTTCAGTAAATTGGTTTCAAGCTAATAATGAATTGCCGGGGACATACCAGATTACCGCAGGACAGGATGGTACTACAGATTTAACAAATTATACAAGAGCTAGTAATTCAGCAGGATCTAGCGGTGCTGTTGCGACTAATGGTACTGTAACTAGAAATAATGGTACAGCATCAGGCAACTACATGACTGCGGTTGCAGGGGCATCAGTCCCATTAGGTGTGCAAACTATAAAAACAACTTCTACTCATACAAATGTTGCTCAATATGAATACGTAAATCAAATATCTATACACACCCCAATCCACACTTCGTCCCACTACCAATCCTTCGAATCCAAATTTTTACATGAGCTAATCGGAGGGGATCGTAATATGGAACAGACTAATTTAGTTTGTAGCCCAGATGGTAAAACTTGGGGTGAGGTAACGAGGGATACGAGTTATATAGGTAATTTATTATTAACAGCAACTCCAACAGGAACTCATAGTGATGACGGAGGAGTAAATATTTATACTGAATTTAGAGGAAGCACTTCTACAAGTATAGTAGGCAGAGATCATTTTAACAAAGATTTTGCTATAGCGTATGATCGTTTTATTTGTTTAGTCTCAGGGCAATATGAGATTAATATACGAAATTATACAAATACTGCTAACCCTAATGTAGCAAGAATTTATATCAACGGTGCAGAAGTAAGCAGAGGGTATAACATAGAAGATATTGGCACATCCACAAATATATATTCAACAAATTTAAATCGTGGAGATTATGTTCAGGTGTTTGGCAAATCTACGGCTGATGTCGCTATGAATTATATACAAATTACAAGAGTTTAATTAAATGTTTATAGCAATAAAAGACACAAAAGTAATCGCTATCCACGAAGCCGAATGGCAGTGCAGAAGAAACGCTAAAGGTCTATCAAAACCTGAATACTGGACTTGGCTGGAATCTGTTACTACCGAAGACGAAAACGGACATAAAATCTACGATTTTAGTGGTGAAGATTATGAAATAGTAGAAACCGATGCACCACTGAGTTATGAGTCAACGGATGATGAAGGTAACGCTATTACAATCCCTTTCACTCAAAGTGGTCATATAGTCTCAGACTTAGACGGAACGTACTACCACCTAACGTGGGACGGATCTAAAATCGTTAAAGACGATGAGGCATTAACCGCATACCAAACCGCAGAGAAGTGGAAGAATATTCGTGCGGATCGGAATAGACGTTTAGCAGAAACGGATTACTTAGCTTTGTCAGACCAGACCTTGAGTGCGGAGATGTCTACTTTTAGACAAGCCTTGAGAGATGTCCCGGCACAAACAGATCCTGACAATATCACTTGGCCTGAGAAACCATAATGGATCATCATTTTCCTGTATATCAACAACCTCAACCGCAATCAATTATGGAAATTGATACTTATGTTTCATTAATCGAAAGAATTGGCTTACCTGCGGTAATTATTGGTTGTTGTATGTTTTACATATGGAAAAGCCAACTTGCTCATAGAGAAGAGATTAAAGAGTGGAATCAAAAAGACAGCAAAGCAGATGAACGATTAATCGATTTAATGAAAGAACAGAATGCATCAAGCGAAAAGGTTGCAAGTGCATTAAACAACTTAACAATTGCCTACAAAGACATTGCAAAAACAAATGAACGCTTGGCAATGGAAATCAAAGGTATGGCAGAAGCAATAATAAGGAATCGATAATGGAAACAATCACAGAAAAAACGACTATAAAAAATGGGGGTAAAGTGAAAGATGACCCACATATTCAATTAATGAAATTAAGATTTTGGGCTAGGTTTTTAATCAGTTTACTTGCTTTTGGTTTATTTGGTTGGTTAGTGTTTACTATGGTAAACAAACCTGATGAATTGGCACAATCAAGTAAAGACCTGATTAACCTAGCATTTGGAGCCTTCTTACCTATTATAGGTATGCTAGGTAAGCATTGGTTTGAAGTAAGTCATGATGAGCCAAAATCAACAGATTTGCCACCCGAACCAATTGATGAAAAAGAAGAAAAGAAGGAAATTGTTCCACAAACCTAATAAAGGATAAACATGCTAGTAGGAATTTTAGTTAATGCAATTCAAGGTTTAGTTGCAAGCGAGGCTCAAAATTTAATGAAGACTCATGTGCTTGATGAAATTACTAAACATTTAGATGAAGACACGCAAAAAGAACTTGACGAAAGTATCGACAAGATGACGGATAATAGTTTTCGTTCATTAAAGGACATGTTCGGCTGATGAAACTAACCCAAAACTTCAGTCTTGCGGAACTAACTAAATCGCAGACCGCTGAAAGGTTAGGGATTAAAAATGAGCCTAACACGGAACAGGTTGTTAGGCTTACTAACCTTTGTGAAAATATTTTACAAAAGGTAAGAAATGTTCACGGGATCGTGACCGTCAGTTCCGGGTTTCGGTGCGCTCAATTGTCGGAAGCAGTAGGTAGCAAATCGACATCAGCGCATTGTGCGAACGGTCCTGATCTTGTTGCGGCGGCAGATTTTGAATGCATCGGATCAATAGGAAACTATGATCTTGCAGTGTGGATATCTGAGAATCTTGATTTCGATCAATTAATTCTTGAATGCTACACAAAAGATGCAGACTTGCCCGAAGGTCAGGGCGGGGGAAGCGGTGTTAACAACTCCGGTTGGATTCACTGCGCTTATAAAATCAAGGACAATCGGAAGTCGGTTTTAACCGCTTCTAGAGTCAACGGTAAAATGCAGTACGAACAAGGGTTGATTAAATAATGAATCGTACGATGCATAATTATGTCTACAGTCAAAACAAATCAAGTTACACATTTAAGTAACACCGGAACGGCAAACCTTCAGCTAGACCAAAACGGGAACACGACAGTTGCTGATCTCACAGCAAACACCGTTTCTGCTCAAACTTTAACACTTACACAAAATCTTACTGTTCAAGGAAACACTACTATCGGTAGTGATTCCAACGATTCGGTTACCTTTAATGCAAGCGTAACCGGGAGTAATTTTGTGGGTGGAATCGTTGGTGAGATAAGGATGTGGTCATCACCAACTGCTCCAACGGGTTGGCTGATTTGTGACGGTAGAACAATAGGCAAAGTAGGCTCCGGGGCAACTTTGGAAAATGCAGAATACGGAAGTTTATTTGACATAATTAAAGGAACTTCCGGTGCAGGTTTGTATGGCAACGTAGGCACAGAAAGTTTTGCAAGTGGCAATACAGTCAAGCTTCCTGACTTTAAAGGACGAATGCCTATCGGGACAGGTCAGCAAGCAAATACCAAATACAATTCTTCCGGTAATTATACATCAAACGGGACTAATTTTAGTTTGGGTGGTTCAGGAGGTCATGAGAATCACAAGATTGTTGAAAATGAATTAGCAGAGCATTTACACGACATTACAGTAGTAAGCGCAACTGCTAATTTAAACAATCCTGCTCATCAACATGCAATTGATGATAGTCAAATGGTTCATGCTCACGGTGGACTAGATCATCATCACAACTTTCCGGGTGATGATGGTTTAGGTCAAATGGCAGGATCTGATTGGAATAAAACAACTAGAGTTAGTACAGGTTATAATTACGATGCAGTTTCAACAAACAGCATTCCTTCAGGTTCTCCGGGTGGAACAGTTTGGGAAACATCTGACACCTCAGTTGCAACTCAGTCCGTCAGCCCCGGCAATATGACATATTGGAGTGCGTGGAATGACACTACTCAAGATCCGGTGGTGGAACCTGCAACAACAAATGTCACAGATTCCGGTCATACGCATACGGCATCGTCAGCTAATGTAGGCGCATCGGAAACAAACCCGATGTCAATTTTAAATCCTTACTTAGCAATACATTTCATCATTAAATTCTAATGCCTGTTGAAACTCAGACTAGTTTTGCAGGCGGTTTAAACACCCGATTTCCTGCACATAAAATTCCTGACAATGCAGTTCAGGAAGCATTGAACTGCGACTTCTCATACGGCGATGTTAGGCAGTACAAAGGCATCGGTGGAGAAGGTGGCGGGTCTTCATTTTTTTATGAAGCAGGTAATACTTGGGTTGGTGCAGACGGTGTAGGCGGTCAGTCAGTCCCGATTCAAGTTTACACGACAGATACAACAATCAGTTCGTCTGCAACATTTGGTACACCTTTGACGGTGAATCAAAATGTAACCTTAACAGTCGCATCAGGTCAGACGTTAACAGTGCAGGATTCAATTAGAGGACTACACGGTTCTCAATCGTTTATTGAGTATGCAGAAGATACTTATATTGCAAGAGAAGATTTTGAAATTACAGCAACTACGGTATATGCAAATACTCTATCTATCACATTATCATCTTCTGATATTTTTAAAATCATTGAAGGTGATGAATTAATAACGTCATTTACCGACAGTGACACAAAAATAAGGTCAATTAACACTGCGGCAAATACAGTGACTTTGACAAGGCAAACTACCAACGGGAGTCAGTTAACAAATGAAACAGTTACTATTAGGGCAACCCCGGTAAGAATCATAGACGGAAACACTTCTGTTGTTACAAAACTAGGTTTAGATACGCCACAAATCGGTTTTGAAGTTTTTCAACCTAATCCCGGAGATCAAGCAAGTTTTAGAGATTTCGGGCATTCGGTTGCGTGGGTTCAAAATACTCCACCTGTAGTATTTCGATACGGACTTGCAAAGTATGATGATTTAACTTTAGCAGAATCAGGAATGTCTGCTTTGAGTGATTTGAGTCAAGCACAGTCGGCAGTAAATCTTTATTACAATGATGTCCCTGTATTTGTAAATTTTAGAAACTCAAGAGGGGTAACCGTGTCATCTGCAAATCCCGCAGTGGTGACTCTTGCAGGACACGGATTAAAGGCGGGAGATCGCATTCAGTTCACGGCAAGCACGATTCCTACCGGAATGGCAGAAGGCACTGATTATTTTGTTACAGAAGTCCCAAACTCAAGTACTTTCAAATTTTCTACATCGTACGGTGGAACCAATGTCGCAACATCAAGTGCGGGATCTAATGTTAAATTAATTTCAGGATCACTTGATGACGGGAAATACACGGCTTACCGAATAGGTGGAACTTCTGCGATTCTTAAAAAAGCATACAACTTTTTTTATCAAAGTAATTTTCATGTCACAGCAACAACAAATGCCGCAACAGTTACATTTACAATTGCAAACAAACCTTCAGTAGGAACGGTATACGCACGAGTATTAGTCTACGGAAGTCCTCCCACAAGATATTCAGAAGGAAGCAGTTATGTTGCAAACGAAAGTTTTTTAACAAAAGAAGTATTCTTTAGCGGCACTTCATTTTCAGTATCTTCAAACGGAAATAACGATCATTACTTAGATGTTATTTTTTATATCAAAGACACAGAAGAGGGAGATGACAGGGTTTATAATTTAATCGGAGATCGTGGCGGTGCAGTCAATGTGGATGATTCAAGCACAAACGAACTTATTTCTTATGTCAATCTTATTGACTTTCAGCCCGACAGGAATCTAGTTGATATCGAACCGATTACTGACAATGCACTACCGCCTACCGGATTGAAGCATATCGTTGAGGTAAACAATTTTCTTTTTGGTGCAGTCAAAAAAAGATTGCATGTCACAGCATTCGGTAGACCAAACAATTGGCCTTTAGACGGATTCATTGATTTTGACTCAAACATCACGGCACTCGCTTCTCGTGGTGGTGAGTGTGTGGTTTTTACAGAGTTTGGGATGCACCGTGTGTACGGAAACGCACACAATCAAATGCGTAAAGTCAAAGTCCCGACTACAGAAGGTTGCCCGGAAGGTTTAGACAAGTGCGTTGCTAACCTAAGAGACAATCTTGTTTTTAAATCTCAGTCAGGAATATCAATATTCAACGGTAAGGATGTTCAAGTTTTAACACTACCGACCTTAGATCAATTTACTTTGCCTGATAACACTCCGATTAACAACTCAGGCGGTGTACTTGAAGATGTTTACTATTTACTAGGGAAAACAGGAACAGGCTACAGAGTAGATTTTAAATACGGCAGTACCAAAATTTCTAAAACAGATATCAATGCAAGTAATCTGTTTTATCGTGGTTTGACAAATAAATTATATAGCACTGACGGATTTATCGGTGGAGGTTCTGATTTAAAATTTAATTTAAGAACTCGTGATTTTGATATAGGCAATATTGATATTGAAAAGTATTTAGACAGTATTGCAATCGTTGGTGAAAATTTTAAAGGAACAATTCAAATATTTGCAGACGATGAGGTTGTCGAAACTTTTACATTTAATAATGCAATATCAAACTTTAATAGAACCCTTTATCCTTCTGCTAGTTTGTTTGGTAATCGTTTTTCTGTAAGATTTGAACAGTGTGAAGGAACATTACAAAGTGTTTCTGCAAGTATAAATCCGATTCAAAATTTACAAAGACAAAGGTTTGATTCTGTTGAGGTTTATTACACCGGAAGTCCTAGTGTCGAAGTAAAAATAGACAACAATCAAAACCCGGAAATTCCTTCTACGGTTTTAACACAAACAAATATAAACAAAACAAACACATCAACTTTGTATTTTCCTGCAATGACTGAAGGATATGTTCCTCATTTAATTGCAGTTTCAGATGAAACAAACAAAATTTTAAACGTAAAATATAATACAGAAGCAATATGAAGGGTTACATAGGTGAGATAAAAAGAAACACAGGTGAGATTATTGCTGACCCTGAAATACTCTTTGAGTTTGACGATGAGCGGCAACGTGACACGTTTAGGCAGTTTATACAAAACGTAAGAGCTTTAGAAGCAAGAGTCACATTGTTGGAAAAAAGATTGTTAGTCGTAGAAGAAGTTCAGGAGATTTTCTGATGATTAGGAAAAGACAAGTATTTCAATTATTGGTTATTGAGTACATCGGGTCACCTGTTATTTCTGTCACTGTTGACGGGGCTTCTGTTATTTCTTCACTAACATTACCTAACAATACATTTCGGGAAACAAGAATACTTGCATTACCGGAAACAGCGATAGGTTTTGTTGCACAATTGCAATCAACATCTGCAAGTGAACTAAGACATCAATTTGTTGGAGTTGCAGAAGATCAATTTAGTGTACAGCAATTGTTTCAATACTATGAAATCGCTTTTAAAGGAACCGTACGATGTAATCTTTTTGTCGATCAGGTTACTAAGAAACCTGAAAATAGTTTGAACAACTTCATTGATTTGTCAGTAAGAGAAGGAAGAACACAAGATACAAGAAAGATTTACTTTCCTGCTTTATCATACGGATACATCCCGCATGTGTCGCAAACACTAACGAATACTCAAAACGGAAACATCATTAGTGTAAGACCGATTGCATTGCCTGCAAAATTTAACAAAGGCATTCGAAGGCACAGTGAATATCAGATTACTTATCGTGGGGATGTAAACCTTGCTATCTATTTAGATGGACGTAAGATCGTAGATAGAAACTTACCTCAAGTAAAGATTCCGCAAGACGGAGGATACGCAACTTTAAAAGATTACTTCCCTTCAGATTCTAACGGTAATGTACTGCAATACATGCAAACAAGCGGTGACGGAGATATTGCATTATTTGAAACAGATCAAACATTACTTGATACAGAACAACCACAGCAACCGATGAGTTAATATGAGTGAACAATTTTTATTAAATTTATCTACACCTTGGGATTGCGAATCTACACCAAAAGGCAATAAGAATATTTGTAATATTTTTGGCGGTGGCGGTGGAGGACTTTTAAATAAAGTTCTTGATCCTATCTTCGGATCTCCTGATGCACCACAAGTCGATGCACCTAGCGCAGGTGCATACGGATTTGTAAAAGGTGAATACGATGCGGCGATGAAGGATCGTCAAAATCTAGTTAATCAGTTTTCAGGATTTCAAGATCTTTTTCGAGGAAAGCTAAACGAAAAAACAGGGGAGTATTCCGGTGGATTTATGCAACAAGCTTCCGGTTTGAGAAATCAGATCCCCGGCATTTCACAAGGATACGGGACTGCACAAACAACAGCGGTAGGTGATGCGGAACAAGGAACAGGATTAGCAGGGGTTCAGTCAGGCTTGAATGCTTTGCGAAGCGGAGTTGGGACTTTAGCTTTTGGTGACCCAACGAAAGAAGATGATATGGGGCAATTCGGTTCTCAGTATGCTTCATTAGGAAGTCTTCAGAATGAATCAGCAAAGATGCGTGAAGGACTGCAAACAGAAATGTCCGGTTTAAGCGGGACATACGGGAAGTTGCAGGATCTTCAAGAACGTCTAGCAGGAGGTGATCCTTTCGCAAAAGAAACCGCTGTCGCTCAAGGTGAACTTGAGATGTCAAGGCGGTCATCTCAGGAAGCAGCAAGAGAGCGGATGCGAAGGAATATGGCGCAAAGCGGAAACAATAGCCCACAAGCTATGGCGGCTTTGGAAGCAAACTTAGCGGCTCAAGATGTTGAAGGCGCATCTCAAGATCAATTAAGAGCATATTCAATAGGTCAGCAACGTGGTCAAGCAAATGTCAATTTGCAGTCCGGTCTTTTGAATCAGTTAGCCGCAGGTCGAAGAGATCTTGCGAATCAGTTAGGTGCTTCTTTAGGAAGAGATCAATCGTTAGTTGCACAACAAACAGGACTGACAGGACAACAAATCGGTGCGTTGCAGACACAAGCCGGGATGACCGGACAGATGACAGATGCAATTATGAAGCGGTTTGGCATTGATCAAGGAACTGTTGACAAGCAGTTAGGTGCATTGGGGATGCAGTCAGGCATGTTAGGTCAAGAAGCAGGATTTGCAAATCAAGCCGCAGGCTTTTTGACTGCACGATTACAAGATGCAGTTGCTCGACAGAACGCACAGCAACAAGCTCGACTTGCCGCAATGACAGGACAGCAACAAGCGGCAATGACAAATGCACAACTTCAAGCGGCTCAACCTTCGGCACTTGATAATGCTCTCGCTGTTGCAACTACGGCATCTAAATTTCAAAGCAGTCCAATTCCAATACCCGGAATGGCATAATGACTAAGAATATAAGCATCCTATTTCTAACTTTGTTTTTAATAGGATGCACCACACCTGAAAAGCCCCGTTTCAGTGGGGATCATACTACGAATCAAATTCGTGGAATGTGGTTTTTATGTTTTGGAAAACACCGTGAACTAGAACCGTACATGAATCCCGCTGTACATGTTGAAATCTGCGACTGCGTTATTGACCTTAGTCGTGAATCGTACGGCGCAAATGATTACAACGATGCAGATAATTTATCTCAATTCTTCACAAAACAAATAAATTTCTGCGCTTACAAATACAGAAAAACCGTTCCCGCATAAGGCACTATGGCACTTCCACAAGTTGATTATTCCGCAGGGTTACTACCACAAGGCTCATTCGATCAAGTAAATCGTGCTATTGCTCAAGGTGGTCAGGGTTTATTGCAAGCAATGCTTGCTAAACAGCAAAGATCAATGAAGATACTTGATCAATTTGGTGATGCTGTAGGCGGTGCAATTAATCGATCAAGAGAGGACAAAAAACAAACTCGTGATCAGGCAAAAGAAATTTTTGACCGGGATATGGGACTTGCCCGAAAGGAACTTGATTCATTCAAAGTCGGGTCTAAAGGATACGAAAAACAATCAAAAAAAATTCAAGAAATGCAGGCAAAGCGTGATGCGGCTTTGCAGGCATATGACAATCAAGGCTTCTTTAGCCGGGATGATTCTATTTTAAACATTGGCCCGGAAGCACCTGAGATCCGTGCGGATCGTTTGGGAGATGCTAATCGTTTTAGAAAAAAAGCAGAAGGGATTCAAAAACAAGTAAGAACCAAACAAGACGAAGCTAGTGCTTTGAAATCCGGTAGCGGGATACTTGCGAGACAAATCGCAATGGAGAAACAAGGATTAAAGGACAGGTTAATTACTAATCAAAGAGCTTTTGATTCTAAAGATAAACAAATAGAAAACGGTTTAAATTTAAAAAGTGAACTTCAAAAAGAACTTAACACATTAAAAGGACCGGAAGATTCAGAAAGAGCAAAAGAACTCAGAGGCAGAATTAAAAAAGTTACTAAAACTTTAGATGATCTTATAAATGAGCAATTTAGTCTCCAAGGAGACATAAATGCAAGAACAGGAAAAAGAGAATCACTTGATGAACAAATAGGTGATTTAACAAAAACGTCAGATCAGGCATTTTCAGGCATTGCAGAAAAACAAGGCCAAATTCAAGATGCAATGGTCAAAGCTCAACTTGCTCAATCTGACACCTCTGTTCCTGAAGGTAAGTTCCGTTCTGCTTTGACCGGAGAACTTTACGACACTGCGGATCTGAAAGTTGATGAAGCACGAGACTTTCAAATCAATTTAAGTGAAGAAAATAAAAAACAAAAAGATGAAGACAAATCTTTTGGTTTACAACTAAAAGCGATTTCAGAGATTCAAGATCCTAAAGATTACGAAACAGAGATTAACAAGATCCCGGATGATAAATTACCACCGGATGTTAAGAAATCTATGATTTTAGCGCATCGTCAAGGTGTCAAAACAAACTCAATTGACAATGTTTTAAAATTAAAATCAGTTTATGGGAGTGATCAAAAAGGATTTTTTAATCATGTAAAAACGGCAGTTGATGCAGACGGCAATAAGCTTTTTCCGGGATTAGAAGGAGTTACATATACAGATAATTCTCAAAAATCCTTAACCCAAACATTGATCACAAGAGGTGCAACCACCGGATCTTTCCAACAAGGTCAGATCGAAGCGTACGTTGAAGACGGAACTTTAACTGAAGAACAAGCTGATGCACTGACTGCAATCAATGCTGAAGTAAGGCAAAAAAAGGCAGATGGAAATTTAGAGAAAGACAACGCACTCGCAATTCAAGCCGCAAATGTTATGGGCGGTCAAACTTTAATCAATGAGTACATTAAGCAAGGATTGCTTCCTGAAGGAACTCAATACGATGATTCCGAAGCAGGCAAGAAAAAACTAGAAGCCTATAAAATGACTGCGGTGCAAGCATTAGTTCAGCAAGGTGATAATGTAGGTGTTGAAAATTTATTAAAACAAATACCTCAACTTACACCCGCACTTAAAGATTCAATTATTCGTCAATCAGAAAATCAGAAAAAAGTTTTAGACCGTGCAATTCAATTAAAAGACAGCGCAGAAGCAAGAGCGCAAGCAGGAGAATCAAGAGATATAACAAGGCTTAACCTTGCAATCGATGCCGCAACAAAAAGCGGGAACATGCAAAATCTCCGAATGGAGATTATGAGAGCGGCTGAATCAAGAGCGCAGAATGCTGAGACAAGAGCAGAAGCAGAATCGTTCCGTGCCGCCGCTAGAGAACTAAGAGCGGAAGAGAGAGATGCAAGGCAAGTAGAAAATCAAACATACGTACAATTAAAAGACATCGCAGGACCGGAAGCCGCTTATCAGTATCTAGTCTCAGTTCGTCCTTCCCTTAAAAACTTTGCTATCGGAGCAACTGATTTTGAGAAACTAGAAAGAAGCGTACGCTTCAAAGTAAGTTCAGGGTTTGGAACGATTACGGATGATGAAGCTACAGCGTTCGGTGTTTCAAAAAATGATTTACAAAGTGCGGTTGATCAACAAGCAAACAATGAAAATAAAAAGGATTTAAGAGAAAAGCTTCTTCGTGGGACGAAATTTACAAGTGACGAAAATGCTCAAGCAATCGGATTTGCAAGTGCAGAAGAAGCAAATAATTACATCAAAACCGAAAGACAGGGATTCATTACACAAAGGCTCAACGCTTTAGGATCTGACTACAAAGCAATTCAGGAATTGCAAAAAAATGTTGGAACAAATGACGGGGGAGTTGATTTTAAGAGTCGTATCGATAATGCGAAATCAGACAAGGCAGATCAATTGACTCAAGGTTTATTTGACCAAATGTACCAAACAGGTCGGTTTGGTTCCGCAGGGGTTGAAGATGCATTTAGAGCAAAAACATCGTCACCTGTTTTTCAAGAGTTACTGAAGGAAGGAAAGATAAGTCAAAAGACTGTTGACGGATACAAAAAGTTTGCACAAGGAATAGGTAAGATTGCAGACGATAAAGTTTTGACAGACAGAAGAACGGTTGGATTAAACAGGTTAGAAACTTTAGTTGAAAATTATTACAACGCTCCACCTGATGATCGTCAAAGATTAAAGAACGAAATGATTGCTGTTAATGATCAGTCAATGCTTGGTCTTAACATCGATTCTTTGATCACTTCTAATCAAGCATCAACTGCATTAGAAAGAGAAAAGAAAAGAGCGTCAACGAAGTCAGCCTTAATTGAAGAACAACTGAAAATAATTCAATTAGCTCAAGCCAAAAAAGCTGAAAAGGGAGAATTAACACAAAAAGATATTAAACAAATCGTTGTTAATCTTTCATCTGCACAATTAAGAAATCCTTACAATCCTCAATTTGATGCAACGCAAATTTCTAAAGGTCTTGATGCAATTACAAAATTGCTACAAGTTTTTAATTTAGAAAAGAAAACAATAGATGAAACCGAACTAGACTAGGAAATCTAATGCCTGCAAAAAGAACCGGAAAGAAGACCCCTGCTTGGCAACGTAAAGCCGGGAAGGCTAAGTCAGGTGGACTCAACGCAAAAGGACGGCGATCTTATAATCGAGCCACGGGAGGCAATCTCAAACCTCCCGCACCAAATCCTAAGTCTAAAAAAAGTAAAGCTAGGAAGAAAAGTTTTTGTGCAAGGATGAAAGGAATGAAGAAAAAACTAACGTCATCTAAAACTGCGAGAGATCCAAACTCTCGCATAAATAAATCACTTCGTGCGTGGAAATGTTAAATGTCTGAAAACGTCCCAAACAATCCTTCGCTTTGGTCACGAGCGAAGGCAAAAGCAAAGTCTAAATTTTCGGTTTATCCCTCCGCATATGCGAATGCCTATGCCGCAAAAGAGTATCGCAAAATGGGCGGTACTTGGCGTAAAAAAACCAAAACTAAAAAGAAATCAAATGCAAAAAAAAGGTAAAAAAAAGTTATCACCTAAACAGAAAAAGTTAGCGGCGGTAGCACCACCACGCAATAAAATCACAAGAGCCGATATTATCACGTTGAGGAAGAAGAGTGGCAAACGCAAATAAGATGTACACAAGGGACGGTAAAGAGTGGAAAGGCTCAATGCATCGAATGCCAAACGGCGCAATGCATTCCGGTAAAACTCACAGTAAAACAAGCAGACCTTTGTTTAAGATGAAAGATCTGTCCCGTACGGTACAAAACAAAATAAAAAAACGTGGCAAGAGCTAAAGGAAACTTAGGCAAGTGGTTTCGGGAACAGTGGGTTGATATATCCCGCAAAAAAAAAGGTGGAGGTCATCCACCTTGCGGGAGGAAGTCATCGAAAAAAGGCGGTGGCTATCCTAAATGTGTCCCAAAAGCAAAAGCCGCAAAAATGTCTGCATCTCAGAAAAAAAGTGCGGTTAGTCGTAAACGTGCAGTCAAACAAGGGGTCGGTGGCAAGCCTTCAAATGTTTCTACATTCGCTAGGAAGAAAAAGAAGAAATGAGTGATGCGTTAAATTTAGTCAAGTCACGGCTTGATCTGTATGGCATTGATCCGAATCTTGAAGCGTACGATGCATATAATCAAAAATCGGATGCAATTGATGACATCTTGAATTCGTTAGGTTGGTATAACGAGGAACGTGCATCAAAAGTTAAAAAAAGAATCTTAGGCGAAGAACCTCCGAACCCTTCCTTTTTTGATCAAGCAAAAGCAAGTCTTCCCGGTGCAATTTCAGGCATCGGTTCAATGTTTAAAAGTGCAGGCGCAGACATATCGGCCCCGGTAGATCCCGCACAAGAACGATACGAAAGTAGCAGAGATCGTATTCCTTTTGGTTTAGGTCGTGTAGCAGAAGCAGTCGGTTTCATTGAACCGCCAAAAGTTGATTATTCAAATTTACAGGAAGCAGGTCCGATTTCTCAGTCGTTGGGAAGTGCGATGCAGTCGGCAGGACAGTTTATTCAGGATGTCACTCCGCAAATCGATGTCGGCAGACCGGAGACTGAGGAAGAGCAATTACAAAGATTAAGAGAATCCGCACCGGACAGTTTTCTTGATCGCAATGTTTTTCTTCCGTTAGCAGAAGCAGGATACACGTTACCGAAGTCTCAAATCGGCGCATCAATCGGTCAGTCTTTCTCTCCGACACTCGTAGGTGGAGCCGCAGGTTTATCAACGCTTGCAGTCACTAAAAATCCTGTCACTGCCGCTTCAGCATACACGGCGGCAACCACAGGATCAGCGGCCTATCAGGTTGCAGACGAAGTCAGAGAAAGAGCGTTACACGATCCTCGACTGAGAGCGATTGTTGAACAGAGTGTAATGCAGGAACAGGGTAACGGTTTGTATGCGGGAGCAATTGTCGAATCAGAGACTGAGCGCAGACTTGAGATGCTATCAAAACGGTTGGCATCGGATGCAGTCAAACGAAGGATCGCAGGACCGCAGACACTTCTTGAAGGTGGAGCAAGCCTTCCTATCGGAGGTCCGGTTGCAAGATTGATAACCGATGTAGTTGCCGGGGGATCTTCTGAAGGTTTTGACGAACTGATGTCACAGCAATTGTTAGCCGAAGCGGCTCAATCGTTGGGTGCATCACCGGAAGAAATTGAATCGTTCTTCGATGCAGATGCAATCAAGAAGGCAGTCACTTCCGGTGCAGTTTTAGAAGTAGGACCGGGAGTCTTGGAGACTACTTATCAGAAGTTTGCATACGATGATCGGGTGGATAAAGAGCGAACTGACATCGTTAAAAGAAGAGATCGAGAGTTAGCAAATTTTAAAGATGCGGCAAAGCTCAGAATCGAAGAAGAGAAACTACGTCAGTTCGATGAGCAAACGGATGCTCAAGTTGCAAAGACTGCTTTGGATTTTGCTAAACAATACGATCTCCCGATTCCACCGCAGTTTCAAAATCTTCAGCAACAAGACGTTCCTGCACCACAACAACCTGTTTTAAATCAACAAGAAGTTCAAGAAGCACAGTTCAGAGATGAGTTCCCGCAAGAACAAGCGCAAGGACAAACAGAACAACTTTCACCTGAGTTCGATCAAAGAGAATTACAATCCCGTGTCCCGGCAGGGAGACAGAGGATCTCGCAAGAACAAATCAGCGAAAGGAACAAACCGGGATTCCTGCAAACAGCGGAAGAAAGACTTGAAGCAAGGGAACGACCTAACCCTCTTCGTACCGCTGATGCTCTCATTGACGAACGAGCAAGAAGAATTGATGAAACACAAGGAACGGACACGGGGGTTGAAGGTGACCAAACGATTGTTACAGGAGAAGTAAACGAAACTACAAACGAAGGTGAGAGTTCCCGGTTGCAGTCGGAAGAATCGGTTCCTGCTCGTGCAGGCGTTGCGCTGTCAAAACCGATGACTCAGGCAGTCGTTGATCTCTTCAAGAAAAGATTTCCCGGTGTTTCACAGTCCGTCAAGAATCCTCTGACCGGACAGTCAACCGAAAGAAAGGTTGAGGTTGTATCGTACGATGAATTTAAACGGATGTTCCCAAATACAAAAGCATCGGAATATACAGAAGGGATATACAAAAAATCTAACGGTGACACCTATATCATTCATGACAACATCCGTGGAGATTCAGAAGCATCGGCAACTGAAAGAGTGACAGAAGTTTTGTGGCATGAAGTTTTCGGACATCGTGGACTACAAAAGGGTATCGATGATGCGGGGGGATCGTACGATAACTTTATCGATAAGGCTACCGACTACTTCAAGAATAACGAGGAACTTCGGGAACAATACGAATACGTCCGTGACGGGTTAGATAATACGGAAGGGATGTCAGATGCAGAAAGAGAAAAATTAGCAACTGAAGAATTCATTGTTCTCAAATTTGCTGAAGGTATTGACTTTCAACAAACCCCGGAAGGCATTGCAGAAGGCAAAGCGTACGGTGTACTTGAGAACACATTTATGGAAGGTATGGTTGCCGCTTTGAAAGCGGGTCTTGGTGCAGACGGGATTAATAAAGGCAGACTGTCCGACAAGATGATTCGCAGAATCTTTCTCAAGGCAAAGAAAGATTACATGCAGGGTAAAGGTGACATCATCCTTGGTCAGGGAGTCGTTGCTTCTGTCGATCCTGAGAACGATGAGCTAGAAGCTTCCGGTTTAAAAGCGGCAGGATTAGTCAGAGATCCTGAGACACGGCAGTTGACACTCGATATGGAAGCAGTTTTAAACTCACTTGATCCTTCGTATGAGTTTATGCCTGATGCTACAGATGATAGTGCGACAGCAAGAATCACAACTCCGGGGGGTGATCGAATAGAGATTATGTTGGGGAATCCTGAAGGCAATTACTCTTTGAGAGATTTTTTGCCTGCAAGTGGAAGAAGAGCCGCCGAAGATGCGGGAGTGAATTTAGATGTGGGATTCGATATGGGCGATGTCGTTTTTGGTGGCCCAAGAGGTTTCGGTCTAACAGGAAGTCAAGAACAAGAAGTTGTATTCCCCGCTGTAGTTTATTCCCTAGATCAGTGGCTCAAAGAAAAAAAGCCTCAAGGCTTTAAATTTACTTCATCAAACAAAACAGGATCGAGAGCAAGGCTTTACGATAGAGTTGTAAAAATCGTTGCAGAGAATAACGGATATAATTTTTTCTCTAATATTTCAGGAAGACACGGATCTCATTACGGACAAAGAAAAGATCTGAGTGAGATGACACCTGAACAGATCGCTGTTCAGCGTGTAGGAATTGAGCAAAAACCAAATCAATCTGAAGAAGCAAATTTTGCTGAGTTATCAAGAGACATCTTTCAAGACGTTCAATATCAGGATTCCGTTATAAGCGGGGTTGAAGCTGACGGTACAGGTAGTCCCGTTGAAATTAATGATGATATATTGCGTTATCATTTAGACGAAATTTTTCCTAATAATTCGGAAGGCAACCGTGATCTTGAAGCACTTCAAAGACAATACATAGAAACTGAAGACACCACTGAAAATCAAGATCGAATGGCATTGGCGATTCAGTCTATTCGAAGAGAACGAGCGCAGGAATATCAAAGGCAGTTTGAGCAAGAAGGGGATGAGATTAATGCTGATGCTGAAAGGTTAGATGCAGAGCCGACAGCATCAGATGAATCTAACGAATATCTTGAATTTGAAGTAGCAACTGCGGAAATCGCAGAGCCTTTATTCAATCAATACCTCAATGCGACAATACCTTCTAGCGAAGTTGAAAGAGGTGTTCTAAGTGCAATCGTTAATTATGCAGACACAAACAGACTTTCAGGTGGCGATTTAAGAAGACTTGCCGGGGTTACAAATATGTACCGCAACATAGTCCCGGCTAATGCAGACAGCGCAGATCCTTCAGTCACTCAGTTTCAGGATGCATATGCAAATGGTTACCGGGGAGCAATTCGGCAGTTAGAAATTCAAGAAAGAGCGGATCAAGGGGAAAGCGGAGAGGGAGATCCACCGACACCTGAAGAAGTCGAAGATTATTTAACTAGAATGGCTGAAAGGCATGTCAGAGAACGTAATGAACGACTGAGAGAGAGTGAAGGCGGTGCGGCAGGATTACCGGAGCCTACAGAACAAGATGCACCTCAAGCTAGAACCTTCCGAACTACACAGATTCCTTCTCAAAGAAGAGTAGCAAACAGAAATAAATTTAGAGAGGTCAGGGAATCATTAGCAGACGGACTGATTGGGAGCGATCCTGCCGAAATCGCATCATCGTTCACTCAAGTTCAACATTCCGACATATATCAGGTTCTCCAAAGACCGGGAGGTGTGGCACGATTTGACACATTTTTAAACAGGAATCGAGAAACGAATCTTTTCGAAGTAAGCCCCGGAAGAACAAGAGTAGCGCAAGATTCAAGAACAGGAAGAGAAAGAATCAGGGAAGCTGAATTATCTGCAACGATTTTAAATGCTTTAGTGACAGAAAGAACAAGACCGGAAGGGGGTGACGTTGCTAATTTCTACAGCGAGAATCCTCGTTTATATGCAGGTAGCGAAAACAGAACTTTTGCTGAAGACAGTGGAGAGCTTGAAAGCGGAAACCGTCAACAACGAGCTTTAGATTACTCTATGGTCGCAGACCGATCCGGTCAGGCAGACATGATCAATCGTCTACTTGAGCGATCTGCAACTGATGATGAGTATGATGCAATCGAGATGTCATACGGACTGAACGGAGTTCCGAAGATGACATCTTCTGAGATCGCACAAGAGATGAACATCACTCCCGGTGAAGTCAAAGAGCTTGTCAAATCCGCAGAGCGGAAGATGAAGAACGAAGCCCGTGACATGATGAGGAATGATGAACTCTTCAGTCGAAGGCGCAGGCTTCTAGAAGAAACCCCTGACGTTGACGGAGTCAGCAACGTCAATCAAGAAACATTTGGAAGAGAACCGGAAGAAGTCGATACGGAAAGAGCTACGTTAATGCAACGTACGCTGAATTTATTCCCGTCTTTTGTGCGTGGTACGAAGGGAATCTTAGCAAATCGAATGTTGCCCGGACTCAGTAGAGAACAGGAACGGGGCTATAACATTCAGCGATACCTCACACTAGGTGGGATAGCAGATACGAACCGGATCGCCAAAGATGCACAAAAAGCATTGTCAAATGTTTCTAATCCAAAAAAGGTTTATGAGTATCTGACCACTAAACCGAATGAGGGGGAAACGCTTTACGAACAAGCGGATCGAATGCTTGATCCTCAAGACAGAGAGATTGCACAAGAAACGAAACTTCTGATCAGTGAAATCGGTGATGATCTTGTCGAAAGCGGGTTGCTGTCTCAGCGAACCCTGAAAGAAATGCAAGGACAGTATCTGCCTAGAATTTATTTGAGCCACCTTCTTTCTGACGATGTCATCAGAAAGATCAACAACCGATCCCTCAGACCGTCTGATCTAGGATATCTAATTCAACGACAGAATATCCCGAAAGCAGTTCGTGAATTGATGCTGAAGGAAATCAAAGATCCCGCATTTCTCGCAGGTAAGGCTTTAAGCATCCCTGCTCGTGATATTCAGTTGATTAGATTGTTCGATCAAATCGCTGATAATCCTGAAATTGCATTTCAAGAAACCGTAACTGAATTCGATTATTTGCGAGAGATTGAAAATATAGTTGGCGATCAAGATCGAGCAAAAGAGATTCTGAAGGAACTTGAATTAGATCCTTCAGTTGAAGAACGAAGGCAACAACTTCAAAACGCAATTGATAATTTTAAAGAGGAACTTGCAGATCCTGAACGTGATGAAGGAACGAAACGGATCATCGAAAAAGCGATCAAAAGACATGAAGCAAAACTCAACGCAATCAAGCCTAGAAAAGTATCCGGGGAGTACCTGATACAGGAAGCTAATCGGCTTGAAGAACAGATCCTAGATACTCTTCAATCCGACTATAGACCGATCCTCAGTGACCTGACTAAAAAGATGCGTGAGGTCGGAAGAGAAGTCTCCGTCAAGGGATCGAATTACGATCCGAATGAGTTTGAGAAAGTCCCGAAGAATAAAAAATACGGACGATTACAAGGCGCATTGCTACAGCGGGACGTTTACGATGACCTGATCGGTTTCAATGACATGATGCGACAGCGGGATACTGCTTTTAATGCACTCTTCGGAGAAGGGGGAGCCGCATCGCAAGTTCAGAAGGCATTCAAATTCTCAAAGGTAGCCGCAAACTTTCCGCAGTCCCACATCCGAAACGGAGTCTCCGGTCTGTTCACGATGCATCTGAGTGGCATCCCTTTTCACACAATGCCCGGACTTGTCGGATCAGCAATTAAAGAAGTGGTAACAGACGGTCCACATTATAAGATCGCAAAGAAATACGGAG